AGTTGAGCTGTGGAGAGTGGAACTGGTAATCTACCAGGTTTCACCTTCCAAAGTTTCTCGTTCACGCGTAAGGCTTTGGCAACGTACTCGCCCTCCTTCACTGTCTGGAATAGGTCTGACAGCGCAATACTTTTGTCAAATAACAGATCTACGCATTTTATTGCGACGATCTGTGAGTATTGCTCTGTCCAAGAACCTTTCAGACTTGTGTAGACAGGCACCGGTAATCGTTCCGAAGCTAATTGCCACGTTTTCCAGTTTACTTCAGGGTGGCCTAGTGGCAAGGGTCTTCTGGTTGACCAATCGAGTAAGATTCTGTGAGCTTGTCGCAGATCTAACTCAGATGGTTCTCCCATCGGAAGTCCTATACCACCGAGCCACTCAGGTATGTACCATGGTAACATCATCTTCTTTAATATGTGACGGTGATGTTTGAGAAACAATTGAAAGACGACTGGTTTCATGTCGTCTGGTGTGAGTCGCATTAGCTCTCTCGCTCGCGCTGCTATGTTATTTCTGTGGTCGGCTTGGTCGTTGAGACCTATACCGCCGCCGCTACGTTTAAGACCGTAGAGGAGTCCCATATTAACATAACGCGTCAGCTTGAGTTTAGTATATCTCTTGACTGAGGAGCCGTTCAGTGTCGGGAAGTCTATTTGGAATTCTTTTTCTGTTCTTGTAAAGTTTGTTGAATTAATATTCACGAACTCACGAGACTGGAAAGTTTTCCCTAAAGACTCTTCAAGACCGAACGCGATACCAAGTCTTTGCCATATACTGTATACTGCCTTGTTACTGCGAAATGCGCAATCGTCGCCGTTGATCATTAATTTTGCGTCACGAAGAGTGTAAACTCTTCGTTCTGCAACTTCGATGGCCCAACGACACAATGCTGCGTTCGCTATACATAAGACAGGAAATGAAGCTATAGACCCCATCAATTGTCCTCGCATCTGTTTCTTTTGCTGTCCATTCACGGTAAATTCATGTTGTGTTAACATTTCGATAAAGTTTTTACGCTCTACTGCAGAAACACCTGGCAGTTGATTACAAATTTCATCAGCGATTGTTTCGCTGACGAAGCTTCGGAGGTTATCCGTTGCTGCTTTGTAGTCTCCTGACATGTAAAACTCGTCATCATATAATTTGAAGCCTAGTCGGTCGAGCATGTATGCCTCGCTAACTGGTTCTCCTATTAATTTGAAGGCGGGATGTTTCTTCAGTATAGTGTGAATCTTTTTCCAAAGATTGCGCATTACGATTTGTTTGAATGGATTTCCTTTCGTTATCATTCGAATTTTCAGTGCTTCTGCTAGGGCTACTGGTTCTGCGAGGTTGTCGGTTTCTTGCGATCTTTTTAAGATCGCGAACCATAACTTCTCGAACCCGTCCTTCAGTTTACTGTCGTCGGTTGTGATATCGAATTCAGCGAAATAGTCACTATTATTTTCTTCTTCATAAACATTCTTCGTTACTTGCGTTGCTTGCATTAGTCCCCCCCATTTTCTTAGTTG